GCGAGGTTTGAGCAGAGAATTGTTCAACAATAACTTGATTTTTAAAGGTGATGGAATATACTGATTTTACTTGCAGGCAGGTGGACGACACGACTGGCGCGGCCTCTCAAGGAAGCATACTTGCGACAGTGGGATGGGCGGCTAATGATAGCCCTAGACTCCCGAAAGCCCGCACCTGAAGGATGCGCGTATCCGTTCCTGCAAGTAAAAACACACTCGCTGCTCCTCTAGCCTTGCAATGAGCATAATGGGCGAGTATAAATAAATTGATCTTTCATAGTGGGAGGCTGCAACCTCCTCTTTCTAAACTAACCGAATCATCGTCTTACAATATGCGTTTGGGCATTGAAATGGCGATGGCAATCTTTGAATAATTTACTGATCGGTAATAATCGTCAGGAATAGTAAAATAAGGCTGGCGATATTACCGAGAAGGAATACAATAACAATCCTATGAAACTAAAGAACGCAGAAGATAGGGCTGCTCGCATTCAAAGCGTGAAGTCGCAAACTACCGGAGCTGGGAAGGGTGACAGACCTCGCCCTATTACGAAGAAGTATTGGGATAACTACGACCAAATAGATTGGAAGAAGAAATGAGCGACGATATTAAGATCGCAATTTCTCCCGAATCTTGGAACCGCGTTGTCCGTGAGCGCGACGAGGCGCGGGAGATAATAAAAATTGTAGCGCAAGATAAAGATAAAATCATTGAACAACTTATCGTAGAACGGGACTCTAACAGAAAAGCATTTGAAACCTTACGAGGTCTTTATTCTAATGAGATTACTAAGAATATAAATATATGAAACACACATATCATATACTAGGCTTGCCGCATACCGTTAGTAGCAAGGTATTTAACGCTTGCGCCTACACGCAGAAGGTGGTGAAGTTCGGTAAGATGATGACCGAGCGAGGGCATACAGTCATCCACTACGGACACGAAGATAGCGACCTGCCCTGCACGGAGCATGTGACTGTCCTCACGAATGACGACTTCATGCGAGTGTATGGAACGCACGACTGGCGCAGTAAGTTCTTTACATACAATACACAGGATGATGCGTATCAAACATTCTATAAGAATGCCATCCGCGAGATCGGTAAGCGTAAGCAGAAGAATGATTTCCTATTGCCGTTCTGGGGTAGCGGAGTAAGGCCGATATGCGATGCTCATCCTGATATGATCGTCGTTGAACCGGGCATAGGATACGCAGGTGGACACTGGGCTAGGTGGAAAGTATTTGAGTCCTATGCCATCTATCACGCCTTCTGTGGGTTGCAGAATGTAGGCCAATGCCGACAAGACTGGTATGATGTAGTTATTCCTAACTATTTCGATCCAGAAGACTTTACTTACTCCGCAGACAAAGAGGACTACTTCCTGTATATGGGGCGAGTCTATAACGGCAAGGGAGTTAATGTTGCTATCCAAGCTACAGAAATTGCTGGCGTTAAGTTAATTATCGCTGGACAGAAAGAAGAGGGCTACAAGCTGCCGGATCATGTGGAGTATATCGGATACGCAGATGTCGAGACTCGCAAGCGCCTTATGTCGAAAGCCAAGGCTAGTTTCCTGCCGAGTATGTATGTCGAGCCGTTCGGGGGAGTTCAGATCGAAAACTTGTTATCTGGAACCCCAACGATAACGACTGACTGGGGCAGCTTCGCAGAGAACAATATCCACGGCAAGACTGGCTACCGCTGCCGGACTATGGGGGACTTCGTAGATGCGATCAAGAATATCGATCAGATCAAGCCAGCCGACTGCCGCAAGTTCGGAGAGAACTTCACGCTGGAGAAGGTAGCCCCGATGTATGAGAAGTATTTCGAGGATGTTCTTGATGTGTATACAGGCAAAGGCTGGTATGCGGAAGGCAACGGACTAGACGCAATGAAGCGGGATTATGTTTAACAATAATATGGAAGCACAATTCAAGGTTGGTGATGAAGTATCGAAAGTCGGAGGAGACTACCGATTCGACGGCATCGTAAGAGCCGTCTTTACGAAGGGGTCTGGATCAATCCGCCTAGTCGTAGAGGATGACAGGGGAATCTTGCATATTTACTCGGAGAAGAACTTAAAGCACAAATGAAAATACTAGCTTTTTTACTAACTGCTCTTTTTGTAGGATTAAAACTAACAAATCACATTGATTGGTCTTGGTTTTGGGTATTGTCACCGCTATGGATTTGGGTATCAATTATTATTATTTTGTTATCTATGCTTGGAGCAATTGCTATAATTAAGAAATGAAGATTAAGATTTATATCGGCAAGAACGACGATCTGCCAAATGTGGATAGATCGCTTGCTGTTCTTAGAGGTAAGCTGGATAAATGCTGGGACAATGTGATTATCGTTAATTCCAGCAGCTCGCAGTTTGAATACCCTGCACTGAAGAGGATATGGGATGACAGTCAGACAGATAGCTTCTACGGCCTGTATCTGCACTGCAAGGGAGCCAGCAAGACGGATGATGAGCAATTCCAGAATGGGATAGCTTGGCTGGAATATATGCTATATGGGCTGGTTGATAACATGGACCTATGCTTGGATCACTTGAGAACCGGAGCCGATTTGGTTGGGTCGATGTGGTATCGCCACTTCAAGGGGAATTGTTTCTGGTTCAAGAGCGAGTATATCCGTGGGTTGATGAACCCGATGACAATGGATACGAACAACAGGTATCAAGCAGAGTATTGGTGTTCACAAAACTACTGGTGGGGAAGATACAGGTATCCCAAGGTAATGAACCTGTTTTATCTTCCGCTGGAGACAGATAACGACTTTATCAAGCTAAAGCGGGAGAATTACATCCCAAGTCTAACATCTAGGAACGAGTGCAGAAATATATCGGAAGTCATTGCAAAAAAGAATTATTCTGTTTACAATGAGTTGAATCTATCGTGGAACGACTTCGACTCGTTCAAGGATGAGATAGTAAAACACACAAACTACAATTCAGTTGTAACAATTAAATGATAAAGGGATTCAATATTAAGTCAGAGCTTCCACCCGATCACTGGGGAGATTGCGATCCAATCGGTAAAACGATACTCGATCTAGGGTGCGGAAGGTGGACCATGGCTAAGCTGGAAGAAACAACCCCATCATACTTTATAGAGCGCGGTGCTAAGAGGGTAATCGGAGTCGATATACTTAAACCAGAGATTGATTACTACAATTCGTGCGGACTCAATAATTGCGAATTCATACTAGACGATCTTGGCTCCAGCGACAAGATAAAGAAGATTATCTCGGATAACGGAATTGAATCCATTAAGTGCGACATCGAAGGAGCCGAAGTCAATCTACTGCAATTGAGCAGCGAAGACATGAATCAAGTAAAAGATATATGGATCGAGTATCACGGCTATCCTATAAAGTCGCTAGTCGAAGAAAAGCTAAAGGAATGGGGATTCCGTATATATGCTATCGGATACTTGCATATCGACGGATACGGTGTGATCTTCGCTAATAAATGAGCATCCTGCAATCCGCAATCGAGGCAACAGAGGGAGATCGCAGGAGGGATTACGACAGTCCGTTGATAAACCACGAAAGGATAGCAAAACTCTGGAACGCATATCTGGATTGCCGCGCAAAAGACGCTGGAGAACCAATCTCGGCATTAGATGTAGCGCATATGATGATACTGCTAAAAATCGCTAGGGCTTGCAAAATCCCAACACGGGACACATATGTTGATATTGCCGGATACGCCAAGTGCGGAGCCGAAATCGCAGGACACGAAATATGACACAAGCAGACAAAATCCTAAAAGACCTAGACAAAGCACTAGCCAGTCTGGATAAGCCTAACTTCGATTTGCAGAAAACCTGCGATACCGTAAACAAAGCCTGCAAGTTCCTAGTCGGGATAATCGAACAAAACGCTAAAGAGAAGGAAGACCTAGAGGCAGAGCTAGACGATATGGAAGAAGCTGTAGATGCCCTAGTCGAGGAAAACGAGATTATGCAGGTAGACATCCAGATCATCCTAGAATTCCTCAAGAAGAGCGGGATCAACATGTCGTATGTCGTCACAAAGTCCGACATAGCCAAGAAAGTCAAAGGCAAGTCGCCTGAATAGCCTAATTACCCTTTTTACGGTAAACCCAGCAGGACTACTATCAATCCCGCAATGCAAAAGATATACATCCTAACAGAGGGACGCGCAGGAGAGAGGATAGGTATCCCGCTAGCTGCATTCACAACAAGAGCAAATCTGCGTAAGTTCGTGAAAAATGAATACAGTGAAGCAAAACTCGTAAAGAGCGAGAACGCAGGAGAACTGTATTGGCAAGTAGGCGATCTTCACCTCAGATGCGGTGAATCAATATTCCTGATAGAAGACGACCAGTCTGCAATACCGCTAGATTAGCGTATAAGCCCGTATAAGCGAGGATAGGTAGAGAAACGCTACATTGCCGCAGTAAGGCAGGAAAACTCGTTTAACGGGCAAATAAACGCAAAAGATGCCCCTATAGCTCAACAGGACGGAGCGACGCTCTTCTAAAGCGTAGGTTGCTGGTTCGAGTCCAGCTAGGGGTAAGTGGTTGAGAAGGCGAGATAATATAATTTTATTTTTTATATTTTTCTTAGGGTCTTTTTTTACGCGACATGCACACGCGCCGCCCCCCACCCACCCCCACCCGTGTGGTGGTCTACGCTCCGCCGCTCCGCTCCGCCGTCCGCCTCCCGCTAGTGTATAGCCTCCCGCTTGTCTATCCTCCCGCATCACTAGCCTATGTCATGCGGAGGCAGGAGGATTAAATGCGTTTGAGCTTGTGCAACTCTTTGATGCTCAATATAACTTCACATAAGACCGCTAGTAGATAGTGGAAAACCTTTGCGCTAGAATGCCGCTAGATTGCGTTTGATGGACTGGCAAGGGTAAGAC